GATCAAGACCCAGATCGACGCCGGGACGATGGAGGCCGTGACCATGCCTGAAATCTCGCTGTCCACCTGGTGGGCGCAGTAATCCCAGCCCCTGCCGGTACACACGGGAATGACCACCATCACCGACCGCGAGGCCGCAGCCCTGACGCCGGCTGAACGGCTGTCGCAGCGCTGGGACCATACCCGGCCGGCTGACACCAGGCCGATGGTGGACGGAAGATTCATCGAACGGCGGGCGCCGACATTCATTGAGCGCCTGCGCAATGCGTGGGCTGCGGCAGCGCGAGAGCTGGCCCGGTGAGCCCCGAGCGCGATGACCCAGCACCCGAGCAGGCGCCGAAGTTCTCGCGCGGCCGGCAGTCGTTCAGTGCGGCGGACGACAGCGCCCCGGTGGACGTGGCGCACTTCGAGCACGCGGTAGGCATGCTGCTGGATCGGGTGGATCAACTCCAGGCCAGCCAGACGGATGCAATTGCGCAGGCCATCAGGCAGGTGCTGACAGACAAGGCCACGGCGCAGACGCTGGTGGCGAATGTCAGGGAAGCCGCCAAGGCTGAAGCCATCGAAGCAGCCGGACGTGGCCTTTGGGGGGTGGTGGGCTCACTGTTCAGCAAGTGGTGGCTGTATGCCGCCGTGGTGCTGATCGTCGCCAAGGTGGCGGGGTGGGGGCCGGCTGTGGCTGTGGGCAAGTGGCTGGCGGGAGCATCGACATGACATTTGACGAAGCATTCGCCAAGACCATCGGCCATGAGGGCGGCTACGTGAACGACCCGCGCGACCCGGGTGGTGAAACCAAGTACGGTGTCAGCAAGCGCGCATACCCGGCGCTGAACATTGCAGCGCTGACCCTGGCCGACGCTGAGGCAATCTACCGCCGCGACTACTGGACTCCTGCCGGCTGTGATGCCGTCCCTGATGCCATCAAGGCCGATTTGTTCGACACCGCAGTGAATGCCGGGGTGGGCCGCGCGATACGACTGCTGCAACGGGCTGTCGGCGCTGCTGAGGACGGCGTTCTCGGCCCGAAGACTCTGGCAGCCATCAACGTCACCGACCCGCTTCGGCTGGTGGCCCGATTCAACGGCGCACGACTCGCGCACCTGGCCAGTCTGCCGACATGGCAGACCTACGGGCGCGGCTGGGTGCTGCGGGTGGCCGACAACCTGATGAGTGCCTGACATGAACTTGATCGACAACTGGCACGCCGCGTGGCGCTACATCACAGTCCAACTCGGCGCCCTCATGGTGACGTGGGGCCTACTGCCCCTTGAGCAGCAATCCGCCATCCTGTCCATCATCGGCCTGCCGGCCGAGCGCGTCACCGCAGTGTTGGGCTTGATGGTCATCGCTGGCCGCGTGGTGAGCCAGTCGCCGAAGGGTGAGCAGGGCTGAACATGACCGGTCCGAAGTCGACGCTTGATTGGGAAGCCATCGAGCGTGATTACCGCAGCGGCGCGTTCACCAACCGCGAACTCGGGACGAAACACGGGTGCAGCCACACTCTGATTCAGCGCAAGGCCAAGGAACACGGCTGGCAGAAAGACCTGACCGGCGCAGTGCGTGCCGCGACCCAGGCCAAGTTGATCGAAGCCGAGGTTTCCAAGACCGCAAGCGCCGAAGTCGCAAAACGTGTTTCCAAAACCGTTGCCAATGCAATCCCGGCAACAACCGAAGTCGTGGCCGCAGTTGCGGAGGTCAACAGTTCCGTCATCCTGCGGCACCGTTCTGACATTGGTGTCCTGCGGCAACTGGCTATGGACATGGCGCAGGAACTGGCCCTAGTGACGCACTCGCAGGACGAGGTTTCCAGACTGCACGAACTGTTGTCAGGCGGCATGGATGATGACGAAGCCGCAGCCGCCAAGCGCTCCATTGATGACCTGCTGAAGCTTCACAACCGCGTTGGCAGTGCGCAGAAACTGGCTGACACGCTGACGAAGCTTCAGGTGCTGGAGCGCAAGGCGTTCGGCCTGGACGACGAGGACAAGGACAAGGGCAACGCTGGCGCCGGCCGCGAACTGTCTGATGTTGAGCGCGCGACACGTCTCGCCGCCATCCTTGACCGGGCCAGGGCACGCAAGACCGATGCGGGAGAGGGGCAGGGGTGATTGCCCCGAGCGCGTCCGAGCTGCTGGAACTGCTGCCGTTCCTGAAGCCCGAAGAACTCGCTGATCTGGATGAGGTGCTGACGGCAGGGGCTCTGCCGTGGGTGCCCCAGGTTGGGCCGCAGAGCATGGCAGCCGAGAGCCAGGCCGACATTGTGTTCTACGGGGGCAGCGCGGGCGGCGGCAAGACCGATCTTCTGTGCGGGCTGTCCACCACGCAGCACCAGCAGTCGATCATCTTCCGGCGCGAGGGCGTGCAGCTTGTCGGCATCGAGGAACGGCTGACGCAGATTCTCGGTAGCCGCGAGGGCTACAACAGCCAGGATGGCATTTGGCGCCTACCGGCCATGCCTGGGATGCCGACCGGCCGCACGCTGGAGCTTGGCAGCGTGAAGGAGGCGGGCGACTGGATCAAGTACCAGGGCCGGCCGCACGATTTCATCGGCTTCGATGAAATCACCCACTTCCTTGAGAGCCAGGTCCGCACGCTGATGGGCTGGCTTCGCACGGCCAAGGCTGGCCAGCGCTGCCGGGTGGTGATGGCAGGCAACCCGCCAACCGACTCCGATGGCGAGTGGGTGATCCGCTTCTTCGCGCCATGGCTGGACCCTGAGCATGTGCGCCCGGCCAAGCCCGGTGAACTGCGCTGGTTCGTCACCGACGCGAACGGCAAGGACATGGAAGTCTCCGGCCCGAAGCCGGTGATGGTGGGCGGGCGCTGGCGCAACCCGTTGTCTCGCACCTTCATCCCGAGCAAGGTTGAGGACAACCTGTTCCTGATGGCCACGGGCTACGCTGACCAACTCGACGCACTGCCCGAGCCGCTGCGCAGCCAAATGCGCGACGGCAACTTCCTCGCCGGCCGCCAGGATCATGAGTGGCAGGCCATCCCAACCGCCTGGATCAAGGCCGCACAAGCCCGCTGGCGCGCAAGGGATGCGGCCGAGAAGGGCGTGATGACCTCCTGCGCGATGGACCCGAGCCGAGGCGGCAAGGACAAGGCCAGCCTGTCTCGCCGGCATGGGCAGTGGTTCGATGAACTGGTGACAGTGCCAGGCAAACTGATGGCTGATGGCCCGTCCGGCGCCGCGCTGCTGGTGCAGCATGTTCGGGACGGCTGCCCGGTCCCCATTGACAGCATCGGCATCGGTTCCTCGGTGCTGGACTTCGCCAAGGGCCTGGGCCTGAACGTGCATTCGGTGGTGGGCAGCGAAGGCACGACCGCGATGGACAAGACCGGCAAACTGCGCTTTCGCAACATCCGCGCGCTGATGTACTGGCGACTACGCGAGGCGCTGGACCCGACCAACGCCGACCCCATTGCGCTCCCGCCTGACCACGAACTGTTCCAAGACCTCGCGGCGGTTCGCTACAAGGTGGTCACGATGGGAAAGCTTGCCGCGATCCAGATGCGCGACAAGGACGAAATCCGCGAGGAACTCGGCCGCAGCCCGGACAAGGGCGACAGCGTGGCGATGAACTTCGTGGAAGGGCTGCCGCCACCCGGCGCCCGAGAGTCGGCCGAGGCATTCCGCCGCCGTGGCCGCATCACTGACTGGAGAGCGCGCTGATGCAACTGATCCGACCGTCCGAGCACGACGCGCAGCGTGCCCAGGCGCGCCCGAATCGGTACGACCTGCACGCGGTGGAGCGCCAGCAGGTTGCCGATGGGGCGATGACCTACTCCAATCTGGAGGCATTGCTGCGCGATTGCGAGAGCGAGCCCCAATGGCGCGGACTGGCCGACAAGTGCGCCGCCTACTATGACGGCTACCAGAAGTCGGACGAGCAGCGCCGGCTGGAGCAGGAGGGTCAGCCAGTCGCGGTGGTGAACCTCATCAGCCGCACGGTGAACACGCTGCTGGGCAATGAGGTGCGAGGCCGGGTCAACTGGAAGTTGTCCGCCGACTCCGATCAAGAGTTCGGCGATGTGGCCGACGCGATGCAGGTCAAACTGACCGAGGCACAGCGCGAGACTGGCGCCGACATGGCGATCAGCGAAGCCTACGCCGGCCAGACC